TAATCCCAACGTAAGTTCCAAGCTGCACCTTTACGTAAATCTCTTAAGATTTCACGGTCGATTTCAGCCGCAACTTGCTCAGATAATAAAGCTGTTAATTCAGCTTCAGCATCTATGTTGTGGAACGCTGCAACGTCTTGTGCCATTTCTGGAGACCATTGAGCTCTTAATTTTCTTTCTGTTACAGAAACTGTAACTGACATAAGGTCAAAAGATACTTCACCAATTCTATCTTCAAATTCTAAGTTTTTGTAGATTCTGTATTTAGCAGTGAATGCGTTATCAAATGCCGTTGAAGAAGAGAATGTTGAACCTGTGTAACCGTCCATAGAACCACCACAAGTGATACATACTGGTACTTGTAAATCAACCTCTAAGTAGATTTTACCTTGAGCATCACATAAGTTGTCATATTGACCACCATCTGTTTTACTGTTAGGGAATACTAATGTAGAATTGTTATTACCGTATTGTACGATACCTTTACCATATCTTTGAGTTACAACTCTAAATAAATAAGGGTTAGTTGTGTTTCCTGAAGTGTAGTCATTTCCTGCAGCACCATAGATAGTCAAATCAGATAAGAAAGCTTCGTTATCCATTGGTTGACCATCAGGACCGATTAATTTACCCGCTCCGTCAGATGCAAAACCTGTCATTTCAATTAACACTTTTCTGTAATCAGAAGTAGTGTAAGCAGAAGCAACTAATGCATCAGCTAACCAAGCAACTGTTCGAACTGCCGCTGTGATTGCAGAAAATTGTCCTTTAGAATAGTCGTATAAACCTGGTGGGTCTAATGCTGGTTCGTTACCTTCGTAGAATCTATCGTAAAGGTCTTTAGTGTTGTTGTAGTCGTAACCACTGTTTGGTGTTTGGTCAGCAGCTGCGTTTGGTGAACCGTAAGGTGCGTAGTGAATACCAGTATTCGCATTTGATTCATCCGTGTAAGCTTGGATGTTAGGTACAAAGTAGAATAATTTACCGATAGGTAAGTTCATTGCTTGTACTGATACGATGTCATTCGCTAATAATTTAGAGAATACACGTCTTACAATTGGGAAAACAACTGTTTCAAATGCACCTGTATCAGATGTAGATGATGCTTCGTTAATTAAGAACGATGCTTGGTTTTCGTATAATTGTGCTACGTTTTCTTTCATGTGACCTTTAAGACCTTCTAAAAAGCCTAATTTGTCCCATTTGTTAATTGTGTCTTCTTTGATAACTTTAAGGTGTTTTAAACCGATGTTACCTACAAGACCTGAATCTAATAATGCTCCCATTTTAGTATTTGTTTTGTTTTTAAGTTTATTTTATTTTATTTTTTAACCTAATTTACCCATTAAGTCCTTCATTCTTAAGAATTGAGGATTTTCATAAGTTTTTGATTCAATTAGAGTTGTTGCTGAACCTGAGGTAACTGTTTTGTTTAATTTTGTTGCCACTGATTCGTTAATTGATTTTGTATCCACAGTATTTAATTCGTCTTTGATTGACTTATAAAGATTTTTAGATTCTTTTAAAGTTTCAACATCATCAAATCTTCTTAGGATGTTTATTTTTTCTTTTTTAGTAGTTGAGTGTTCTGTGAACAATCTTGTTGCGTAAGCTAAGTTTGAATTAAAGATTGCAACTTCGTTAAGTTTTTCTCTAAATACATTCAATGCTTTTCTGTACTCTTCATTTTTTTCTCTCAACATTCTAACTTCTTCTGAAGTAGTTGATTCAACTTTAACACCATTTTTACCATAAACATAGTTTCTGTTATTTGTGATGCCCTTTCTTAATCCTCTACCTTCTTTGGAACCCATCCCGTATGTTCTAGCAGCTTCTTTAGTTTCAGTTTTTTCAAACGCTTTTTCTCCTTTAGAATTTGTCATACCTTTTTTAGTTGTGTAATCTTCTTCACCTTTATGTGTTTTAGATTTATCACCTCTATTCATTCCGTAATCGCCTTCTTTAGTTTCTGCTTTAACAACTTTGGACTTACCTCCCATATTTTCACCTTTCTTGTATTCGAATTTCGCTCTACCAGTACCAACTGATTTAGGACCTACTTTTTTCTTTTCATCGAATCCGCCTTTGGCTTTATCTTTGTAAGAAAATTTAGGACCTGAGCCCATTCCAACACCTTTAGGTTTGTAAGTTTCATTTCTTAAATCGTCCATACCATGTTCTTCTTCCATTCCATATTCTTCTTCCATATCAAGATAGTCAGAATCTGCATCTTCTTCCATTTCAGGATAGTCAGAATCTCCTTCCTCATCTAATGTAATTTCGTAAACAACATCTTCGTCATTTCCTCCATCATCGAAGTTGTTAACATCTGAAGAGTCAACGTCAGATACGTTACCATCGTCAGAGAAAATAGCATTAATAACATCATCAACCGATTCGTCGTATTCTCTGTAATTCATATGGTCTTCTATTTCGTATAATTTAGACTCACCAAGCTTAACAATATATTCTACGTCAGCATCATCATCGGTTAAATGAACGTAATCACCTTCTTTTTTTACAATGATACCGTCATCTTCACCCATAGCTTTGAATACTTTCAAAATTTCCTCGTCAGAAGCGTCAGTTAAATCTATTGGACTTTCATCTGAATCCACGTCCATATCCATGTCAACATCCATATCCATATCCTCTTCATCAGAGTCCATGTCCATATCTGTATCGATATCCATTTCCATTTCATCGTTATCAGCATCCGTATCAACGTCTGCATCTAAATCAATCTCATCTTCCTCTTCTTGTTCGGAAAGAGATTCTTTTACTAATTGGTTGATTTCTTCCTTCATAGTTGAAGCAAGTATTCCTTTTGCATTTTCGGCTATTGCTTCTTCAACTTGTCTCATTTGAATAAGAGCCTCTTGGACTAATTTGTTTTCTTTCATGAAAATCTATTATTTTTACAATATAAATAGTGTCAAATAATAAAAAATTCACTTTCGAGGTTACACAATCTTACTTTTATTTTATAAAAAAGTTTAGAGCATAAAAAAAGTGGTCGTTAAACCACTTTAATTTTTTATTCAATAACTTCGTCAATTTTACTTTCCGATACCGAGGTTATCCTCCAATCGTTTGTAAATCCTTTATACTTTTCGGTAACCTTAGCCTCGACATCGGTTACTGAGAATCCTTTAACAAGTTTCTCTTCTCTGATTTTTTTGATTTTACCAGTATTCTCATCAGGTAAATCGTACTGAATTTTTGCTACAAAATATTTTTCGTCCATAATTTATTATTTTCCCAAATAATCGGTTAATTTTCTCATTAAGTCAACTCCTTTAGTTTGAAATTCCGAATTTTCAGGTGATTTGTATTTTTTTTCTTCTTCCAAGTTCTCTTCGTACTTATCTCTATCGTCAGGATTAGTGAATAAATAAGCTCCTGGTGTTGATGGTGATGATACCAAGTCAAAACAAATTAATTCAAAATCGTCCTGTACTTCATTTCTTTCTCCAACTTTTTTAAGAGAACCCACTCCTCTTGAAGAAACTCCCATTGTAACACCTTGTCTCATTAAGTTAGCGGCTAAGTCTCCTTTAGTAGAAACAATACCTCTTTCATGAAATCCTGGCGATGTTAACAATTTAAGTTTACCCATTAGAATATTTCTATCCCACCATATCTCTGTGATGATGTGAGATACCCTATCTAAGTCAATTAAAGATGACTCAGGGTGGTTTAACTCTGAAGTGGATAAACCTTTAGCAATTGCTTTTTTATAGTTCTCAGCTTCTCTCTTTAATATTCTTTCAGGATAAAATCTTCCGTTTCTATTTGGAGTATCATACTTTTGTAATACAGCATAAAACTCAAAAGGATTTCTATAATCTAATTCTTTTGCTTCTCTTAACATCTCGGCATTACGAACATCTTTTGGTGATACCCAACCTGCATCTGTTTCAACCAATATTCCATGACCTACTTCACTTGCTTCTAATATTCTTAATTGTTTCATGAATTCTTTTTAAGATAAATATACGATATAAGTATCTTTTTAAGATTAATCGTTTTTTGATGGTGAAAATTCAAAGTATTTGTTTTGAATCACATTCTCTTTAACTATGTTTTTGATTATTGTTTTAACCGAATCTTTTATTTCAAGACATTTGAAATCCATCTCACTATTGGTATATAAATTAACTTCTAAATTTAAGAAAGATTTTTTACCGTGTGAAATACCACTCGTCCTGAGGTCTAAATCAACAATACTTTGTTCTTTAAACAGTAGAGGATTTATGGAATTAAATACTGAGTGTTTAATGTCTCGACTTAGATTACAAACAACTCTATTCCAATTGTTGTGTTCAAATTTAGGTGTTACCCATGATTGTATGTTTATGTATAATGATTTCAAATTTTTTGAATCTACCGTTCCGTATACAGATTTAATTGGATTGTAGAGATTTAACTTTACACTTTTTCCTTTTTTCATTAAGTTTCATATTGTCAATGTTTATTTATTTGTTAAAATAATAATAAAAATTAGTTCCATTGTCAAAAACTTTCGGAAAAATTAAGATATTTGTATTATATGTTAAAAGTAGATGTAAAAAAAGATGGGATAGAAAAAGCCCTAAAGACATTAAAGTCAAAAGTAATTAAAACTAAACAAAATCAGATGTTGTTTGGTAAGAAAGAATTTCTTAAAAAATCGGTTTTAAGAAGACAACAAAAGTTAAAGGCTTCTTACGTTCAAAAAATGAAATCTAAATTAGATTGATTCTTCTAAGTTTTTTAACTTAAGGAAATTCAATTGGTCAAATTTTTCAAATTTCAATCTATTAATAGTTTCAGATAATTTTGTTTGAATTTCAAAATCTTGTTCATTTTCTAATATAGTATTCAATTTTGTAATTGTACTTTCTTTTAAAGTTTCAAATTTTTCTTTAAGTAAAGTTGTGTCTTCAGACATTAATCTAATAAACTCTTTTTTGGTTGATTCGTCAAGATTATTAATATAATTCTTCATTGTTTGGTTTGCAATACTGACCATAGACTTTAAAGGAATATTAATTGACTCCTTAACGGGTTGAGATTTACTCGAAACCAAAGTTTTAATCAAAGTTTTCTTTGATTGAACTCTTTCCATTAAATCCAATTTGTTTGTATAAACTAATGAATCAATATTTGAATATTTATTTGAAACATTCTCATATACTGTTTTCGGCATTTTAATTGTTGGTACCAATTTTTGAATTAAAGTGATACCTTCTTCCAAGAAATCTTTTGCATCCGCTTCGGTTAACCCTTGAGGTGTAGTTAATTGGTCGTATAAAGAATACATTTTTGACATATTCTTATTGTTCAAAACATTTTGTTTGAACTCTTTTAACAATTTCTTAAACGCCTTCTCATTTTTGTAGGATTCTAATAAATTGTTTTCAATTATGGATTTAATTTGTCCGAAAGTCATTTTGTCTGTTTTAAATATAAATATTACGAGTTTAACAACTTATCCAATTCTTTTGAAATTTCTCCCAAAGAATCTTGACCTTGATTCAAATTTAAAAATCTTGATTTTTGTGCAAAATTCTTTTCTAATAAAATATTCATATTTGCCATTTTAGATTCAGGTGTTAATTCACCTGCTGGTGGTGCAGTTTCACCTTCTGCTGGTGGTGGAGTTTCACCTCCTGCTGGTGGTGGAGCGGTTTCAAAACTTCCTCCTCCAAATGATGGTACAGCACCCGTGTCTTCACCTCCTGTAGTTGCCGCAGCAGTTGCGGTACCACCTGAAGTATTTCCATATAACTTATCGATATTATCAAATAGACCTGTTTTAGTGATAACTGTAGGAGTTGCTTTAAGTTCTTCACCGACAGCTCTTTCAATTCTTTGTTGTTGTAAATCCAATCTAATTTCTTCATCAGACCAACCAAAAATATGTTTTTTCGCCCATGTTGATGATGTTGGTTGAATACCATTTCCTGGGTCAGAAACCAAATCTTTATATAATAACACTTTTTCTTTCCAAACATCAATTTTTAATAAATCTGCTTGTGTGGATGGGTTAGATAAACCTAATGTAAAGTTTTGTAATTCATCCTCAAACCCTAATAAGAATAAGTGAACAATCGCAATCTTGTTTAACTCGGCAATCATACTTTTTTGAATTCTGTTGATTGTACGAGCAAAGCGGATATCTTGTAATGATAGGTTTTTACCATCACCAACAACTTCCTCAAATCCTAAGAATGCCTTAGGAACACGAAGTGCAGTTAATAATTTCTTTTGGATATATTCAATATCGGCAATCTCTGATAAGTTTGTTGCTCCTGGTAATGTTGTAATTGGGTCTGGAGCCGCAGGGTCACGAACAGGGATGAAATAATCTTGGTCAACCGCCATTTGGTTGAACCTCATATCTACGTTTCCTGTTTTGGAATCTACAATTTGTTCTCTTTTGAACTTGTTGGCAACACGGTTTACGTATGCTTCAACATCATCATCATTCATGTTACCCACAAATACTTTGAACATTCTTCTTTCAGGCGCTCTTGATGTACGATATATTAACATCGCATCTTCTGACAATAATAATTGTTTCCAAATACGTCTTGCTTTTTCTAACATAGATGTACCATAAGGAAGTTTTCTATCGTCACCCAATAATCTAAAGTGTGCTATTTCCCATGATTGGAATTCCATGTTTTTATTCTTCCAAGTAAAGTGAAGAGCCTTTTTGTTCTCATCTTTCTCTTGTGTAATATCCAAAGTAATCTTAGCAGTTACACCAACTTCATGACGTTCAATTTCAATTGTTGGTAATTGTTGACAACCAATAATTCCTTTTTCAGGGTCTAACTTCATATAGACAAAATTATCACCATACTTACACGTGTTTCTTGTCCACATTGGTAAATTGGTATTGATGTCAAGGGCATTGTTAAATAAATCGGCTAATACAGATTTAATTCTTTTTGATTCAGAGTAAATTTGTAAAATAAAGCCATCTTCATTTGTTGTTGTAGATTCTTCAGAATATATGTCCAACGCAGCAGAAATCTCAGGAGTATACTCCATTGATTCATAATCGTATTGCGCGGATAATCTTGATGGTTCATAATAAATTGCTTGAGAATATAAGTTGTTCTCAACCTTAGCCCATTGATTTGTTAAATAAAATGTTTGTTGGGCTTGGAGTTTTTCTCTCTCATATTCATCACGATTTGGAGTACGCAGAAGTTCTTTCTTATCAAACTTAAAAGTCGGATAGTCCTGTTTCAACAGCGAATTTGGGCCGAATGTTTGCGATAGCCTCTGCCAGACCGTTAGATTTTGTTCACTCATATTACAATTTTACTAATTACTTTGATAATATAAATACTTATTAGCCACCAAATAGCCATCCGTACTTTTGGTAATCCGCTTTTGTTGCTTCACCATAATTACCCATACCATTACCTCTACCCATTTGAGGAACCATTGGATTAAAGAATTCAGAAGAGTTTTTGTTTTCATTAACGTTAGTGGCCCATGAGTTAATCATGGCTTTAGTATGATTGGTAACTTTTTCCAAAGATTGAAATGATTTTTCCGCAATATATAATGCCATAGAAACACCCATGATACAGTCGTCATGATGACCTCTTTGGTGGTCAGGTCTTCCGTTAATATAAATGAATGTATTCATTTCATTGTATAATCTACTTGAATATACTTTAAATCCATGTCTAACATTTTCTTCAAACGCCGATATAATTTGAACCCTTTTTGAGTTAAAGTTAATACCTGGTATTCTGTCATTAATTTTTGGGTCCCATTTCCATTTATTAGTCATATCAACATTATCAACATATAATCCAGCTTGATATGATAATTCTTGTAATTTTCTTGATGTGGAAATACCCATACCTCCTGTGATATCAATTACACAGTAAGCATTGTACATTGTTCCCCACTTATAGGCGATTTCCGCCACAACATCTGGTGGAACTTTGGCAACATATTCTAGTACCTGTTCCCTTTCATCAAAATCGATGATTTGGATACACGAGAAGTCCTCAGAGTCACCCCTTGATACATCGACACCCATCACATACTTAT